AATATTCAGAAGCGTGAAACTTTTGAACTTGACTTGCTTGGTAACGTTATCGAACGTCTCAATATGGGTCAGTTGGTTGTTCTTCCGGATGAATTGTTTAATGATGCTTACAAGAAGTATAAGGCACTCGGTGATATGGTCTACCTTCACGGTCAGGCTGAAGACGATGCCGGTTTCGATATTTGTAAGGTCTTGAATAAGACTGGTACTCCTTTGACCAAGGAACAGCGTTATGACTGCGTTATCGCAAATCCGGATAAGGGATTTGTTCCAGCTTACTTGTATTTCTGGTATGATGCGAAGTTTATGTCCAAGAATTTCCCGCAGGGTATGCCTCGCGGTCTTATCTGTTATAAGACAGACAAGGAATATTGTGACGACGCCCAGAAGAAGTTGGATTCCAAGGCAGAACATCTTTAATATTAACAAATATTTACATTAAAAAGGCTGACGCAAGTCAGTCTTTTTTCTATCTTTATGATATGTTAGATTTAGTTGAAAAATGGTCAAAGACCGGTAAAGACACTGCGGATATGCCGGCTATCGTAGTTCATGCACATTTTGCCCATTCGTTTGATATATATTCAAAGCATGAAGAACGCAGAGAAACGTATGGGATTAATTGGAAATTGTCATTGGATGATCCGGATGATTTACATGTAATGGCGCCATATTTTCCAGTTTATGCAGTACACCCGATTGAATACAGTTTAAAAGAATATGAACTGTCTAGTGCAAATCCGAAATTTAAAGATTGGGTATTCCCGGATAAAGACAGTTTAGAAAAGTTCTTAAAAGATAAAGAAATCTATGTTCCGGGTTTCTGTATAGCATATCGTGATAACTGGTGCTGGTCCACGAAGAAACCGTTTGGTCCTCAGAAAGATTTAAGTTGCGGTTATAGTTCAAGCGCTTTATTTGTTTATCCGAGATTGACTAAAGACGATACTCATCCGGATAGTGACCCATGGTTTGGTGAAAACTGGCTGGAATGGTATGGAAAACGTCATTATATAAAAACTCCAGAAGATGTATATAAGGTTCAGCATGAACTTGACCTTGACTTACATTTACTTTACATTGATGGCGATGAAAAAACGGTTGACAACTAATAGGGAATTTACTATATTGTGAATAAAGGTAAAATATAGTAGATAATAAGAGCTGTTTAAAGTACAAATATCTGACATTGAAGGTCAAGGCGGAACTTAATTCCACTGACGCAATGTATAAATGGACATACACTGTAACCGGTATTGATACTTTCGAAGGTATCAATGTTCTTGGTTTCTATGATGAAAAGCAGACCGCTCCTGTTATTCTTATGAGTAATAAGAATATCTATGAATATGATTGGACTGCTATTCCGGCTCGTATTCGTACGGGTACGTGTTCCAATTATATGGATATGTTCAAGGACGATAAGCACATTATTATCGTAAGCGACGCTATTACGTTCGCCGTTGGCGGTGCAAGTACTACTGTGGACGAAAGCGGATTTAAGGTTTCAAACGCGTTCGAAGGATATACGATTCAGTATATTCATACTACGGTTTATTCTACTATCGAAAATGAAAACCTTCTCGCTCCGACTATTACCGAAGACGAACGTCGCAGAAAGCAAGAAGAAAAGCGTGATAAGGACTGGAAGAAGCGTTTTAGTCAAATTCCTGAAGAAAAACGTCCGACTATCGCATTTGAACCTGAAATCAAGGCTGCTGAAAAGGAAAATAAGGTTTCCTTCTATCGTAAGCATAAGGACCTTCTCCGTCTAGCTGCGGTCTTTATCCTGTTCGTCGGTATCGTTATTGCATCCGTTATCGGATCCAATGCATTAAGTCGTTTCCATGAATGGATTTATGAACGAAATTCTCCGGTTAAGAGCACTGCTGTAAAGACTACCGTTACCAAGAATCCTTACTCTCGGGCACAGGCTTTGGCGGCCGCTATTGACAGTATGTCAGTCTTCGAAGACGGTACAAAGGACAGCATTGACGTCAAGGCACTGGCTGACTCAATCTATGCCGTAGATTTGGAACATAGGGCTGATTCTGTGACCCAGGCGGCCATCAGACGAGATAGCCTTGTAACTACATTGCCGAAAGAAAAACGAGTCCAGATTGAGCTTGTTGCGGTAATCGAAGACGGTGTTACAACACGTAAGGTTCAGACAGATGTCGTGCTTGATACTATCCGAGAATCCGACATGAAGCACCTGACAAAGACTATTACTGCTATGGCTACTAATATGGCTAAGGACCGTCAGACTGAAATCGATACTTCCAAGACTTACTATAAGGTTTCCAAGATTAAGCCTACTAACTTTATCGCACTGGAGTAAGCTATGGATAATGAATTTGAACATTATAGCTTTATTGAAGGTGCTATAGCTGTAGTTTGGGGGCTTGGTTCTGTAATTGGCGGTTTCACATTAATGCTTTGGCTTTCTTCTTGGTTTTTAAAACCGGATAACTATGTTCCGCCTAAGAAGGAAGAAATAAAGGTTGAACAGATTGTGTCTACAAAACCGGTAATCAAACACGAGGTAACAGTCGAGGCGAATGTAACGGTTTCAGATGGAGTTACAAAACGTACTATGAAATCCAAAATGACAGCTGATTCTGTTACCCACGACATGATAAAGACCGTCAATGATAACATGTTACAGGCAACCTATAAAATGGTTGATGTAAGGCAGAGAGAAGTTAACGCTGATACAAATTATTGGAATAAGAATGTAATAAGCCACAATAAGGAGCAAAAATAAAATGTCATGGTTTGATTCTCTTAGAATGAAGGTATACCGAGAAGCAAGCAAAAGCGATCCGTCATTATTTGATTGGTTTGCGTTGATTGGTATAGCATTAACTGTTGTTGCTACCATTATTTGTGTCGTTACGTATTGGGCCAGTGATGTCAATGGTCGTGAAACATTATTTTTGGCAAAACACATGCCGTTTGTCGTAAAATATTGTATTGTACATCTTATTTTCTTCTGTTTATATGTAAATGCATTAAGTAATATAGGTCGTAACCACAAGAAACAGTATAGTGAATTGTCAGATAAAGAATATGAAAGAGTTACTTTGGCTTCTATTTACACGATTATCATATCTGTGCTTACTCCGGTAACATATGTTTATCTGGTATTTAAGTATACGCTTGTAGCAATCGGTTTGACCTGTAAATTCAGCTTTATCTTTTTGCCTGAATATTTGGTTCATCTGTTGTTCGGAAGAAAGCAAGAAAAAGAACAGAAAAAGATGGTTAAAGAAGTAAAGGCTGAAGCTGAAGTACCTGTAAAGGCAAACATTCTTTCTGATTATAATGCGTTCTTGAATAAGTAATTACGCGTGGAAGCAAATAAAAATACCCATTGACAAGATGGGTATTTTTTATTATATTATAGCCATACACAAGAGGAAATATGATTCTTAAAAACTTTCAAATGACATTGAGCAAAGAATACCGTGCAGGAAATGAATACACCCTTTGGTTTGTTCTTTGGATAATTAATATTTTCGTGTGGCTTATTAGCGCCGGTGTCAATGCTTGGTTGTATGCGTCTGACCATTATGTTGGTATCGGTATTCTTTTGACCAGGATCCTTACTGGTGCGCTTGTTGTTTCTTTGGTTGGATTTATTGGTATTTTCTGTGTAGAAGACGAAGTAATGGCTCATGCTTCAATCGATAATTACGAAAATCTTCCTCCGGTAGCGAAGAAATCGTTATTCTTGTACACTTTATATAACATCATGTTTATTTTCGGTACACCGTTGGGTTGGGTTATTTTGCCGATTATATTGTTAAAGTTCATCAGTTATGATATTCCGAATAAGATTCTTGACTATGCTTTCGGTAATACAAAACCGAAACCAAAGGCAGAATCAAAGCAGGCAAAACAAAATTCTGATTTAACAAATGAATTCAATCAGCTTCTTGGTGAAAATGCTACTAAAAAAATTTACGGTAAAACACATTATAAACGAGTAGAAAGGTAATATATGGAACGACTGCTTAAAAATTATCTGGTTGTAATTCTTTTCTTGGGTGCTTGCAGTTCGTTCTATTTCATCGGTGAAATTTGGCATCGCCCTGCATTCCAGAAGGAAATCGTTGAAGACAAGAAGTTTTCAATGCCGGTAACTATCGAAATGTATACTGTTATCAATGACGGTGTTACGCGCCGAGTAGTTGCTTCCAAGGTTGTTACCGATTCTATTACCCATAAGGACACGGAACTTGTGAATCGTGCGATTAAAGAAGCGACACATCACATGATTGCGACCCGTCAGAGAGAAATCGATCATAACGACCATTACTGGCGAAATGCAAAGTTTATCGACGTAGGAAAAGAACAGACCCCTATCACTCTTAACTTTCTTGAGGAAGAAAACTAATGGATAATCAAGTACATCATCCGCATGTAACGTATTCCAGCGAAGTTGGCGGTGCTTATTCGAAGGATTATTATAACGATAAGGCTAGAAATTGTGACGACTGTAGTGAAGATCTTGGCTGCGGGTGTCTAGGACTTTTCTTCATGTGCGTTGCTATGCTTTCTACTGCTCTTTTCTTTGTAAAATTCGTAGGAACTCCAAACAATAGTTTTACAAACTTTTGTCTTCAAAGTGTATCTTGTAATGACGCAAAAGAAGCCGAACGACGTGCGGCAGAAGAAAAACGAAAGGCCGATAGCATTAAGTATGTACAGGACAGTATCGTAAAGTATAACCAAATTCACGACAGTATTGCCGTTGCGATTAAAATGCAGGATAGTCTGGATGCCGAGCTTGTCAAGAAGCAGCAGGTCAAAGCCGAATATATCGCGATTATTGATGACGGTGTAACTTCTCGAGAAGTAAAGGTTAATGCCGTAGCAGATTCCCTTACTCCTGAAGGAATGCAAGCTATGGGTGAGTCGTTTACCGAAATGTCGTTGAATGCCGTTCGTGACCGACAGAACGAAATTGATAACAATAAAGAATATTATACGAAATTTGAAAGGATGAAAACAAATGATGAAAACCAACTACAATAACCTGCCTAACTATGGAAAACCGATTAAGCCGTTCATTCTCGAAGACCCTCCTAACTATGGAAAACCGAATTACGGATATAAATTCATCGACAAGCATCATGAAAAAATCGGTGTTGCACTTTGGATTTTTGTTCTACTGTGTACGATTATAACATGTAAGGCTTTCTATGAATACGGTCAGGCGAATGACCCGGTTTCAACCAAGGCCAATGTAACTGTTACCGTAACACGTCATTCGGATCCGTTTAGCGGTCCCGATTTCAATAAGCGTTATGAAGTCGACCCGAAGATTAAGGCAGCGGTTGATTCCATGTGGGCGGCTGAAAAGGGAAAGCGCGATTCGTTGAAGGCTGCGGAAGCTGAAAAACGAAAGCAGTTCGTTCGCGACAGTATTCTCGCCTATGTCCATAAGAAGGATAGTATCAGAAAGGAACTTATCCGTCTGGACAGTATCAGACTCGAGCTTGAACGACAAAAGAAAGCCCAGATAGAATATATTGCAGTTATCGACGACGGTATTACCAAACGTACTGTTAACGTCAATACGGTGAGTGATACGCTGACCGAAGACATGACTAACCAGTTAGGCGAGACATTCAGTACAATGGCCGTAGAGGCTGTCCGTGAGCGACAGAAAGAGATTGATAGAACAAAGGACTATTACAAACGTCTCCGATTGCCTACAGAACGGTTGCTATAAAAATAGCGGGCTTTGTGCCCGCCTTTTTATTCTTCTTTAAATTTACCGGAAAATTCGCTATTGAAGAAGTCTATACCGCATTCGCGAATTATTCTCTTTTTCCATTCAGCGTTTCTGCGTTTGATGCAGTTCCATGGAATATCGGTAATATTAAATGAATTCATTTTATTGGATGCCTTTTCATAGATTTTATAAAAAGGGTGTGATTTAGTTGTTGGTGTAGATACGATAATCATCTGGGCGTATGCGCGAGATGCTTGTGTAGGAAATACACACATCATAAAGTCTTCTGCCAGATTGTCACTCATATGCGCGAAATCGTCGATAATCATTAAATCGACAGATTTTCCCCGTATACTTGTTGAATGTGCGGCACAAGCGAAGATTTGTGTCTTGTTTTCAAATCGTATTACTTGCTTGTTATTTGTTAATGTTTTCGGTTTTAAAAAATCCGGAAGATTATTATAGATGTCTTTTATTCTGTACAAGATTTCACATGACTGTGCTTCTTTTGGTGCCAGAATACCGATACATTTATCCGGATTAAATATCGCATACCAGAGGGCATAAACAGCCAAAGCTGTTGTAATACCGCATTGCCTTACGGTTTTTACCAGATGGTTTCGTTTTCCCATGTGTTGTTTTTCTTCCATGGTCGAAATCCACTTGTCAAGTAATTCTTTTTGGAATTTGTAGGGCTTGAATGTACTTGTTCCCTCTTCGGTGAGGATCTTTGTGTACTTACAGAATTGTCGGATATTTTTTGAGCAGGCTCCGATAATATTGGCCTCTTTTGCTGTTATGTCTTTTTTAATCATGTAGTTTTCCTTTTAATAGAATGATGTCAGATTTCGACCAATATAGCCAACCAATATGGCACTTCATGTTCAGTCGCTATGGGTTTTTTAAGAGGAAAACCTTTCCGGAATTTTTCTGACCCGTACTGCGGCATTACGTACCGCGTTTGTAAACCTTTCTTATTTATTAAAAAGGGTTGACAAGTCTTGTAAAAACTATTATATTTCTAACATGCATTATATCATTTTATTCGTCGACAAAAGACAACATCCTATTGAACCGCAGTGGTGGACCCGTTATGGAATGTACGTAAGCGAAGACCTGATTGCGGCTGCAAAACTGTATGCTCATCTTCATGAACAGTTCCGTAGAAGTATCGTCACGGTAGACGATTACAATATGTTCGATTTGATTCTGGAAGAAGAACCGAACTTTGACGGTGATTGCGGTACCTATAAGTTTAAGAATCTTAAGGTATTACCGGATATTGTAAACGAGGATCTCGATTATATTCTTGAGCATCCCGAAGCTTATGAAAAGACATGGGTAAAATTTGGCGAGGATAACAATGATTAAGAAGCTGCAGCTTTACGTTCTATATTCATACATAAACAACCATGAAAATAGCACTTACTTCGGTAAAGTTATTTTTTCCATGATTTGCTGGGTAGGCAGTGTTATCGGTAATCTTGTAGCATATAAAGAACTGTGGTCGGATAATTTTACTGTACAACTGGCTCTTTATGCATGGTCGGCATTATGCTGTTTCGGTTTTGCATTCTTTATCGCTATGTTAAACGGTGAATCGTCGATTGTTAAGATGTCAAATTATTATAACTACGGTTGTAGTTATAACGAAATCAAAATTAACGACCGTAAAGATTTATTGTTATTTACGTTTTATTCATATGGCATTATTTGTTGTTCAGGTGCTATGTTCATTTTATTGCCGTTAAAAATTATTATATGGGTCGGCAATATTTTTGTCTGTACGATTCCGAAACATATTATTGATTATTTCATCGGTGATGAGCCGGAAAAATCAGACAGCAAGTCAACTTTACAGGAATATAACGAATTTATTACCAGGAAATAATTATGCGTTGTAATAAATGTCCGTTTACTGATTATGACTCTGAAGAAGGATGCATGATTTGCGGCATTTTCGGATGGGACACCGATGATGAAAGATTCACTACTAACCGAAAAGGTGAAGACGGGTGTATCTTTAATCTTAGAACATTGAAAAAATATAATGCGGCAAATCATGCCGCACTTATGTCAGAAGGTCAAGGTAAACCAGATGCAGTTTGAAGATAAATCGATCAGTTATTTTAATGCCAATACCGAAGAGGCGGTCTGTCCTTATTGCGGTGCGGTCCAGACGGATTCTTGGGAATTGTCCGATGAAGACAAGATTGAATGCAGTCATTGTGAAAGAACATTCTATGTAGGTCGAGATGTGACGGTTACTTATACGACACATTGTATCGACGAAGACGGAAATATCGATTACGATGACAAGATGCTTGAATCCGAATGGAATAAGAAATGGGGAACACCTAAAAAGGTTGAATCAGATGCATAATGAACCTGAATATATTTTCGATTGGCAATATAAGTATACCATTAACTATAAGATTAAAGGTATTACAGATAATCGAAAATTTTACGATGCAATTAAAAATGTCCAGAAGAAATATGGCTATGGCCAACCGTGCCCGCAAATGGTTTGTTTCGGGGTTAATCACTGGATGTATTTTACTACGTTTTCTATAGATGTAGTTTTTCATGAATGGGGACAGAATCGTGAAGGCCGTAACTGGCCGGTAACAATTTATCACCTTAAACCCGTTATTGATGAATTTCTTGAAGCTGTAGACGGAGAGATTGAAAGTCATACATTAAAAGAATTGCCGTTAATGTATAACGATATTTCCGATAAGCTGAAACTTCCGCTCGAGAAAAAAATTTACCCATAGGGGTTTACAAAAGAAAAATTATTTGCTATATTTACAACGTAAAAACAAAAACAACAAAAAATTTCTTATATATAATATAAAAGGTTTAAAAATGAAGACACTTAGTTTGACACTCCTCCTACTCAGTAGCCTGCTCCTCAGCTGGTTATTGCGTCGTAGTCTAGTGGGAACTAAGTAGTTCGATTTTTTAATCGTATGAAAGTTTATAAGGTTCCCACACAATGGGAGCCTTAATTTTTTATTTAGGAGTATGTTTGTAATGGCTAGCATAGTGGTTTCCAAGTCCACTGGTCTGGGTTCGAATCCTGGTACTCCTGCTATAGCGGTCTGTGATTGGAATTGGAATACAGCATCGGCTTAAACCCGGTGGCCGAGATAAGCACGGATTGGGGGTTCGAGTCCCTTCAGACCGATAATATAACGGTATGTGATGGAATGTATACATGCGGGCTTGAGAGGTCCGTGCCCGAAAGGGATTGGGAGTGCGAGTCTCCCCGTACCGATAAACTAACGTCAGGTGGCGGAATTGGTAGACGCGCTGGCATGAGAGGCCAGTGTCCTCAGGACGTACGGGTTCGAGTCCCGCTCTGACGATAACCTTAGGTGGCGGAATTGGTATACGCAGCGGTCTCAAAAGCCGCGGCCGAAAGGCATGTGGGTTCGAGTCCCACCCTAAGGATAAAATTTTGGAAGCGTAGGCTAATAGGTAAGCCAGCACTTTGCTAAAGTGCCGTGGAGAAATCTGCTTGAAGGTTCGAGCCCTTCCGCTTCCGCTACAATTATCCGCTGGTGGTGGAATAGTTTATGGTAGACACAGAAGACTCAGATGCTTCCGCCTTAATGGCTTGTGGGTTCGATTCCCACCCAGCAGACTAAATGGCCGAGTGATGGAACTGGCGAGACAACGGTGCCTTAGAAGCATCGGTCCGAAAGGGCGTGTGGGTTCGAATCCCACCTTGGCCACTATGATTAATTTTAAAGCTACAAGTACGACTTGATTCGTGTAGCTACGGAAATATAGGTATCGAGATAGTCCGTAAGCATTCCGAACACAGGCTTTCGAACGATGTCTTCCTTAGTCCAACCGATTTTTCCGATTCTGGTAATTTGACAGCCATAATCAGAATCCTTGAGTTCAAGTCCGCACGTAAACATGAAACGTTCATTTACAAGAGCTTTGGCGTAATATCTGTCGCTCTTATATTGACCGACGCTGATAGTGCTTTTACTGTTTACATCCGTCAACTTCTTGACGGTATTTACCAAAAATTCAAGATTCGCCGTAGCGGTCTTGTTTGTATTTGGAATATGAATTCCATCAATTAGAACATTCTTGTTAATCATAGTAATACTAATATAGAAAATTTCCTATATGTTGTCAATACTTTTTGGGCTTACAAAAAGATTGCTTTTTACTATATTATAAGTTATGGACATAGAAAAATACTTTGCCGAATATAAACTGTCTAAATACGAAAAAATGTCAGATACTGAACTATGTCAGGAACTTGACAAGATTCGTAAACAGAGGAAAGAACTGGATGAAACCGAAAAGGAAATCCAGCGTATTCGTTCTACAAGGTATCAACAAAATAACTGGTTCAATGAAGAACTTAACTGCGGAGAACCACATATCTAATGTTCGAAAAGGAAAACGCTTTACATTACAGTTATCTCGGTAATGAACCGTTCAGTCATATTCATTATATTGACATTTTGAAGATGCGGCCTATTAGAGATGACGATGAACCAAACAAAAAGGGCGGTAATAAGTTCTGGTTATCGTTTTCCGTAAATTATGGCGGGCACAATACTGACGGTTGTCTCGCTATCGGATGTAAGGGTAGTTATGTTATTTGGAATAACACAAAATACGAAACCGAAGATGACTTTAAAAAACTCTATCTGGAAATACAGAAACGAAACGTAGAAAGTGTTTTTGACGTATTAGGTTAATGATGTCTAAAAAGGGTTGACACAAGTCAACTCTTTTTCTATATTATGATTATGGCATACGAATTCAGAATTATCGAAACAATCATGGCTCCAGCTTATTTGAGTGAAATGAAATATCATCGGATGGATTATAAAGCAAGCCGTAAGTCTTATATCGCACAATATAGAAAGACTAGCTGTTGGCTTTTAAGCTGGCTTTTAGCAACTGACTGGACTGATATTAAGTACAATGCAGAAGAATACGCTACTTGTAATAACGTAGGTATTGCGCTTAGACCGTACAAATATCCAAATTTGTACCCACATCTCGGTACGATTTTACCTAGTTATGAAACAGCCATGCAATTACTTGCGGCATTCAAGAAGAAAATTCATTATAACGACGATACCAAGAAACCTTCCGATAAGGTTGTGTATTATGAAGGTCGTAAGAAACCGGAAGACTTGCAAAGTGTAAAATCGCCGAATGAAATCATGGCCGAATATGACAGCTTGATTGGTAAGAAACGTCGATAATTGTCGGATATTTTTCGCTAAATAAAATTTACATCATTTGTAATTTTTTATATTTTACGCATAAGGGAAAAATTATGTGTAAATATTGCGAAAATTCTTCAGAATTTGAATTAGATAGTGACCGCGATCTTTTCGAAGGTCGTGGTTTAACTACTAAATTATTCATTGTCAATGAAGGCGAAGATTATTATCTTCAGCTCGTTAATGACCTTACCGGTGAAAAGATTAAGACTACAAAAATTCAAGTCTGTCCGGTCTGTTATCATGTACTCGGAACCAGTTATGTTCCAGAAAAACGTGACGAAGTATGTGAGTTCTTCAGTAATCTTTCCGATTGTACTTCGGCGAGCATAGTCGAAGAAGCATGGAAAAATGTTCCTAAGTTCGAAGGCTGGTGTGGGTGTGGTTCACAACCTAATTATCCGGATTATCCGCATACCGGTTATATATCTCCGACAGCTGTTGTATCTCCTCAACTAGATTATATAAACGAAGATTCATTATTGGGTTATTCTCGAAACAGCGCATTAGTTGATATGATAAATGCGACATATAGTGGCCTTGGAGAGATTGACCGTGAAGTGTTACAATAAGTATTTACAAAAAAGAAATTTTTTGTTATATTATGTAACATGAGTGAAAAAATTGCTGTTTATCCAGGTTCTTTCAATCCCGTTCACCCGGGACATCTTCATGTAATTCGTCAAGCCGCACAGGTATTTGACAGAGTTATTGTTCTTATTGCAGAAAATCCTGAAAAGTCATATCCTATTAATCCGATTCTCCGTATGAAGTGGATTAGGGAAATGACTACAGGTTATGATTGGTCCGACAAGGTTTCTGTTCAGTATACTCCAGAAGCTCTTGTCGATTTTTGCTTTGAAAACAATATTGGTTATATTGTTCGCGGACTCCGTAATGGAACGGATCTTGAATTCGAAAAGACTCAGATGGAATATAACTATTGCCTTTCTGAAAGTCCTGCATCGCTTCAGTACGTATTCTTTACGACACCGGCACATTCTGAAC